AGAAACATCTAAATTAGCTATCATGGCATTAGTAATAAATCCATTTGCTATTGTTAACTTATCACTTGTTATTCCTCCAGCTTGAATATTTTCACTTGATAAGTTCCCATTTACAAGTGTTTTTATATTTGCTAGTTCAGAGTTAATTATATTAATATTACCAACAACTGCATTTAATTCTGTTATATCTGCTTTATTTATTAATGCATTATTAATTTTCACATCATTTGCTATTAAATTTTGTATATTAGCATTAATTGCGTTTAAATCTGATATATGAGCAACATCAATTATAGCTTCTTCAATTTTCGCAGTTTTAGCTTCTAATATTTGAGTTCTAATAGATACTGCTTCTACATCTTTAATGTTAGCTTTTTCTATTAATGCTTCTTTAATTATTGCTTGTTCTATTACAGCTCTATTAACTTTGTTTGTAGTACTCCCAGAGCTTGAAAAATTATTTTTATTTTTACTTTCTCCCTTTGCTCCTATTTCAGAAGTAAGTCCACCAGTATAACTAATCTTTTGACTTAATATAGGTATCTTTCTTATAACATTTTTTATATCTGTTACAGTTACAATATCGTAAGGATCTAAGGATAAATCTCCTTGCCATTTCATAGAATAACCTAAATAAGATAATCCATTTAACTTATTATATACATCATTTAATATAGTTTCAGTTACCCAAGGATTTTCAAATCCCAACTCCATAGAATCAGTTCCAGTTGAGCCTTTATATAAAATATTATTTTCATCTATTTGACAAGAAATTTTACCTATTTTATATTTCACTTCTTCTCTCTTATAATCAAAATAATTATTGCCATCTATAGATTTTTTAATTTCACTTAAACTTTTAATAGTAAACTTACCATCTCTAGTTATAACAGCATTACCACCACAAATACTTGCTACATACGAAAGAACTTCTCTACAAGTAAAGCCTTCCAACTTACTCACTGTGTAATTTGGAAGGCTTCCTATAAATTCTATTCCTGTTATTTTAGATAGCTCATTAACTACTTGTTTTAATGTTGGCTTATCTCCTAAACTAGAGAAATAAGGAGTTTCAAACTTTATCATGTTATCATAGGCTGTAAATTTAGTTGTATAGTCAGTTTTTTCAATATCATCTATATTGAATATACCCATTAATATATATTCTATTGTAGAGCCTATTTTTAATCCTATTTCAACTTTAATTTGGCTTGTACTATAAATAATATCTCCTCTATTTAGTAAAGTTAAGTCTAAGCTTTGAGATATTGTATCACCTATACTAAAACCTTCTTGTGGTTGAGTATGCTCTAGAGTTAAATTAACTAACTCATCATTATTATAAATATTATTTCCTATTGTAATTTTACATTCAAATTCTCTGGAAGGCTTATTAATTTCTAACTTATAATTTGCTGTTGTATTTTGCATTTTACCCTCCTTATTTTTTATTAATCATTTATCATAAAATCTATTGTCATAAGTTCAGATGGAGAAATATTATAATCAGAATTTAATAAATCATCTAACTGGATCATGTGTATATCTATTTCATTTTCTATAGATAACAACTCTTTTATATCTCTATTATAATCTTCAATGTGTTCTTCTTTTAAAGGTATAATACCATTTTCATTAACATTTAATTTTCCTTTTTCATCTCTTTCACCATACTTATTAATTAACTTAGCCTTTTCCTTATTGTAAGCTTCAAGCTCTACATTTATTTTATTAATATTCTTTGTAATTGCATAAGCTACTTTAACTGGTAATTTAGCATTACTTAATTCTCCTAATGTATTAATTGTGTTTACTATTCTTTCATTGCTTAAAGTTAATTTCATAATTATTTTCCTGCCTTTCTTATCTTTGTTACTTCTTCTGTAGATTCAGACTTTAATAATTCATCTTCCAATTTATAAACTTGTTCCTCAAATGATGTGATATCAGCTCTAACCTCAACTTTATTAGAATTATACAATTCTTGATTGGTTATAGTTTTATTTACATTTGCACCTGCTCCACCATCACTACTTATAGTTGCACTCATCCATGCAACTTGTACTCCATTAACTAAACTTGACCCATTTAAAGTTATATTTTTATCTACTTTTAACATTATTAATCATCCTTTCTATTTCTCTATAAAATTTATTTTTAAGCCACTCCACTTAACTTGTTTAGTTTTTGTATCATAAACATATGCAGGAGCTGTTCTATCTCCTACATACATTGTTTTAGTTACTGTTCCTTGTTGAGGATCTGGAAAAGTAACTGTAAAAAAAACACTACTTACTGCTATAAGTAATGTTGATATTTCTCTTTGTGTTAATGGTGACCATTCTAAAGCTATTTTTCTTTTAACTCCTATTCTATCTCTAATCATTTCACCATTTGCATTACGATTTGATTCTCCATCTAAATCACTAATTGTAACTTCAAATGATTTAGGAGTAGCAATCGCTACTCCATTAATACTAAGCATATTACCACTCCTTATTTATACTGGAATTAATGTAATTCCACCTTGTCTTTGCATTTTTCTTAATTGGTTTAAAGCAACTTTTCCTATAATTGAGCCATCTATTTGTAGAATTAAATCTCCACTCATTGAATTATCATTGCTATTTCCTCCACTCACTGGCATTCTATCTGCTACTTTAGCTGCTAAATCAGTTATCCATCCTGTGTTGTTCTCTAAAGGCATTACTGCTTCCTTACCAGCTTCCCCTACCATAGCTATAGTAGGAGCATCAACTATACCACCTTTTGCAAGTTTAGGTATTGTAGGAATATTAATTCCCATTCCACCAAACCCAGGTATCCAATTTGGCAATTTAATTTTATTTAATCCTCTAATCATTGCATTTATTGCATCTATAATAGCATTTAATGGTTTCTTAGCAATATTAGTTAATCCATCAAATATACCTCTAAATATATTTTGTACTCCCTGCCAAGCTTTTTGCCAATTTCCAGTAAACACTCCTACGATAAAATCTATTAATCCACCAAACATAATTTTTAAACTTTCTAAAATAGGCTTGATATAATTACCTACATTTCTAAATGCCTGTATAAACTCATTTCCTAACCAATTTATAACTGGTTTTAAGCAATTATTCCATATTACAATAAGTATTTCACCTATTTTCTCTATTGTAGGCTTCCATACTTGCCATATTTCATTAAGTCCATCAATTATCTTTTTAAGACATTCACCTAAAAATTTAACTACTGGAGCTATGCAATTAGTCCACAATGACATTGTTACTTTTACTATATTATCTACTACAGTACACCAAGCATCCCATAACAAAAATAATATAGGTTTAAGTACTGTAACTAAAAAGTCACCAACTAATTTTAATGCTCCCATAATTGCCTTAAAATATGGTGTTAATGCACTTACTAAAGCATTCCATCCATTAATTAAGGCATTTCTAAAACTATCACTGGTTTGCCATAGATATAAAAAAGCTGTTGTAACAACTGCTACTGCTCCTGCTATTAATGCTGCTGGAGTTGTTAATGCTAATCCAGCCAACCCTAAAGCTGTTGGTATTAATTCAATCCAGCCAATTACACTTGCTATTGCTCCAGTAATTGCACCCCAATTTCCTGCAATAAAAAATGCTATTATTCCAGAAACTAATCCCCCTATAATGGATAATATAATTTCTTTATGCTTTTTTATGAAATTTGAAATATTTTTAAAAATATTTCTTACTTTATCAGCAAATACTTCAACTTTACTTAGTAATCCATCAGTAGCTTTCTCTTGTTGAGAAAAATCCCAATCATCCATTCCAATATTACCAATTCCAGAACTATCACCAGATCCACTATCACTATCTGAACCAGTTGAGCTAATAGTATTTATTTCATCAATTCCCATTAACCCCTTTATTTCTTTAGCTGCTTTTTTGGCTGCACTTCCAACTCCACTAGTTGAATTGCTTAAATTATCCATTGCATTAGTTGCACTTGATACATCAGAAGCTACAGCTCCTATACCTGAACTTGAATCACTCTTTACACCAAATAATCGTTTCATAAATGCACTAAATACATTAGCCAGTTGAACTAATTTCCCCATAATTGTATTTATCACTTTTATTACTGGAGTTACTGCTGCAATAAATCCTTGTCCTAAACTTGCCCTCAAACTATCAAATTGTAATTTTAATATTCTTACTTGATTGGCCCATGAATCACTTGTTCTAGCAAAATCTCCCTGTGCTAAAGATAATTGTTGTTGAACAAAAGCGTATCTTAATGCAACCTTTTCTTGTTCTGTCATTTTAGCTGTAGTTTTTCCATAACCATTTGCTAATGCAAATTGATCTAATGCAGTTTGTGTCATTACTACTCCTAAATCTTTTAATGATTCAGTTTCGCCTGTAAATACTGATTTTAATTTAGTATAAGCTTCTCCTTGTGTAATATTATAAAACGAAGCTACATCTCCAGCTAATCCAGTAAGTGTTGTTGACATTGCATAAGCTTCACTTTCTACAAACCCGAAGGCTTTTGCCATTGCTCCAAATGTTCCAGTGTATTGTTTAGCCATTGTTTCACTTAAACCAAATTGAAAAACTGCATTTTGAGCAAAATTATTTACTTGCTCATTCATTTTACTAAAAGTAACATCTACTACATTTTGTACTTCTGCTAAATCACTTCCTAAATCAAGGCATGCTGATGTAAATTCAGTTATTTTTTTTATTGCAAATGCTCCAGCTAATATCTTCCCAGCTTTACTTGCTATATTAGTTATTCCTCTCATTTGCCTATCAAATTGATTTTGATTAACAACTAAATCTAAACCAATTTGTCCTACACTTTCTGTTGACATATCTCACCCCTTAATGAAAAACTAAAACACCTAGAATAAACTAGGTGCTTACTTACTATTGGCCATTGAGATGAACATATTTTTAAATGCATTCATTGCATCTTCATAACTTTCTTTGTCAACATTCTTAGATTGTCTTCTTTTCCAATCACTTTGTATTCTTTTTTGATCTTTAGTAAATCTTTTTATTATTTCTTTATCCTTTTCGGCTCTAATTGAAATAATTTGCCCTAATGGTGTATCTGGCATAAGTCCACTAAGTAAAGTTGCAAATTCACTCCATGTCATATCCTGTTCATTTCTCAACCTTATTCCATATTGCTTTGCAAAACTTGCTTCTATTAAATCATAATCCTCTAATAAATCATACCAAGATTCTTGCTTATCTTTAGCTGGGTGTATTAAAATTCTTTTCTACTTCTTCATAGCTTTGGTCAGAAACTCCAGCCATAATACCTATAAATAAAACTTTATAATCTGCAAATGACAATTCCATACTTTCAATTTCTTGAAAAGCATTTTGTCCTAATGCTAATTTAACAACCTTATCCATCGCTGCTAATTCATTTTTATTATTTTGCATTTCTTGATTAATTAATAACATAGTATTTTTGCTATTATTAATTTTATATTCTTTTCCTTCTGCAACTTTTATTACTGGTTTATCATTACTTAATTTCTTTGAAATATCTATCATACTCATTTTTTATTCCTCCGTACTAATTGTTGGCTTACCATTTGAAAGCACTTCAAACTCTAATGCTCCTACATTTGTTGCGTCCCCAGAACCTACATTTGTAACATTAACTATACAATCAAATGATACTTTTGTTCCATCTGGAAATATCCATTCAAATTTACTCTCTAAATCTTGTGCATTTTTAAATAATAATCCTGCTACATAATCATTCCCATCATCTCCAACACACCTTTTACCACTTAATGAAATAGAAAATCCTTTTCCAGTTGACATTCTTCTAGTCCAACCTTCTTGGTCTAAAGCCGACCATTCTTCGATATTGTTATCCATAGATAATGAAAATGTTTCTAAATCTTTAATAGTTTTCATATCTGTTGGTTGAGTACTAGCAGCACCCTTTATACCTATTTTAAATTTATTTTGGTGTACTGGATAAACTCCACTTTCTACTTTAGACATTATCACTCATTCCTTTCATAATAAAATTCTATATCTATAACTCTTTCATATATTCCTTTTTCATCTGTTCCTACATCTATAGGCTCATTTGTATTTAACTTAATCATTTTTATTCTATGATTATTAATAACTACACTATTTTGCTTTAATATCTCTTCAAATAATCTATATGAGAACTCTTCTGTTTCCCTTGCATTTAAATTCCAATGTATAAGTACAGTAATTGCTTTTACTTCATAAGAAGAGTTTTCTCGCCCTCCTAGTGCTATTCTAGGAGATATAGTATTTTTACCTTGATATACTCCAATTGATTTATTATTCTTATTATCAAGCTTTCCTATATAATAGTTATCTGCTTTATTTTCAAGAGTTTTTAACCAATTTCTTATATCTGCTAAACCTAACATCAAACCCCTCCTAATCTTTTATAAAACTCTTTAAAAGTCTTTTGGCAGAAGTCCTTTTCTTCTCCATCAATCCAATCTGCATACCACTTACCTTTTGCATTTGTATTCTCATGGGTTTTGAAATTATATTCTGGATGATAATATAGCCTTCTTGCATATGGAGTTGATGAAACTAAAGTAACAGTTCCTTTTAAACTATTAGAGTAATCAACAAATGTACTCTCATTTTGAAGTGTTCCCTTATCAAACGGAATTACCTGTGCTTGTACTACTTCTGTATGTAAAGCTTCTGCAGTCATTTCTAAAGCTTGTATTTGTGCTCGTGTTAACTGTTTAATTCTTTGTTGATTAATTATTACAGTACTTGTCGCTCTTGCCATAACTTAAACCAACTCCAACTTAGTATAATTAACTGTTCCATCTGGATTACGTGCTTTTTCACCTTTGTATATATTTCTTTTACCCTCAAAGACTTTTACTTCTCCATCAGATATAACAGAAATACCAGGAGCAATATCTCCTGGTATCAAGACAGTTCCTTCTATTTTAATAAGTTTCTGTTCTGCTGTTAAAACCGTTTTAGCCTTATCTTGATAATTACATTTAGTATCAATTTCAATAGCTTTTAAAGGCTCACCATCTTCATTTATTCCTTCTTGAAAAATAATAACTTTAATTGGAGTTTTACAAAACTTTTTAGGTACTAAACATGGATATTTCATAATTAAAACCTCCTAAAACTTAATGAACATAATCCTGTTTGTTTTAATGTTTCATGTAACTCTGTTGGTATTGCAACACCTTTTATTAATTGAACATTCCAACTACCACCAAAGTTCATTGATACTCCATTAATGCTATAACTAGATAATACATTTTCAATAAGTTCTGCATTTTCATACTCAAACTCTGCTAATTCACAAGTTACTTCTTTAATAATATCCTTTTGAAAATCTGTTAATTTTTCAAACCCTAACCCCTTAATCCTATTAAAAGTTAATGTGTCAATATGCCTACTTGCTTTTCTTAATGATTTATCTATGTCACTATCATCTATTTCATTACCTTTAAAGATATCTGTATAATATGCTTTATCTACATATGACATATACTCACATCCTTAAATTAAAAGAAGGATACTATTGAGCACCCTTCTTTAATTCCTTATTTTCTTCTTTTAATTTTTTATTTTCCTTTTCTAACTTTAAAGCCTTTTCCTCTAAAGTTTTATACTCTTCATATGAAACTGATTTGCCAGCTCCATACTCTATTATGTTTCCTGCATCATCTATTATGTCATAACCTTGTGCTTGATACATATATTTTTGAGTTTCATCTATTGTATAAACCTTATTTCCTTTTGTTGCATTCATATATTATTCCTCCTATTTATTCAGCTTCTGCATTAATAGCAATACCACAAGCTTTATTTTTTATTAAGAATGTATCACCATACTCTCTAGTTTGATATACATACTTATCTGCTGTTCTTGAATCTGTACCTGGAGTAAATAACTTCATATATGCATATTTACTTCTAGTTACTTGGCATGATGGATGAATAAGTATCATATATATTTGTTTTGCATCACCTGCAGCAACACATCCATTAGTAAAATTATACTTAGTTTTCATTCTTCCAGATGGAACTTTAGTTATTTCTACATCATCTAAAGAGTAAACTCTTCTATCAATTTTCCCATTATTTGAATTAACATCAATATTTCTTGTTAATCCCTCTGCTTGCTTAATCATCTTATGAATTGACGGAATAACATAAAGTATTCTTCCTTCACTTGGAACTCCTGCATCATCCATTTTCTCCATTTGATCATCAAACCAATCTAAAATATTAGCTGTAGTTAATGTTGTTGTAGTGTCTACTACTGCTCCATTCGCTTCATAAGTCTTAGCTTCTGAATATAACTTAGAGTATCTATAAGAATCTCTTTCCGGAATAGCTTGCTCTGTTTCAAATGTATTTTGAACTACTTCTATAACCAAGTTAGTTTCATCTATATCCATTGGATCTAAAGGGAATTCTATATCTCTATCATGCGCTAATTTCTTTGGTTCCCATTCATTAGATATACTCCCTGTATTAAATCCCATATTACTTCTGTTGTGGTCTTTATATCCACTAACTGTGATATTAGGTAATTTAATAGTTTGAGCATTAATAAATTTAACTTGTGGATTAGATTGTTCTAATGCATAAGATGTTAACTCCTTTTCATATTTTTGTTGTAATGCTTGTTCAAATTGTTCAGCGTAACTGTATACTGCCATAATTTCATCTCCATTTCTTATTTTTAATTAATTATTTAATTCCAAATGCTCTTGCTATTTCATCATTTGGATTTACTTTTTGTTTTGTATTATTAGCACCAATTATAAAACCATTTTTGTTTTGCTCTTGCTTTTGTTGTTCCCCTTTAAAAGAAGGGTATTTTTCTAATACCTTATCAATAGCTTGTTCCATAGTTAAATCATCATTAAGCATAGCCTTAGCTAATATAACAACATCATCTACAGAAGTTGATGCAACCCCTTTAGATAAACAAGTTACTTTTGTTTCAGCTAATAAAGCTCTTTCTTCAGCCGCAACTCTTGCCTTTTCAGCATTAGTTAAAGCTTCATTTTTCTTTTCCTCCTCTGTTTTTTGACTTTCTTGCCATTGCTTAAAAGCTTCTAACTCTTCCTTAGGAGGTTGATCTTTTTTTACTCTAGCAACTCTTTCCTTTACTATTTTGTCTAACTCCTCTTGGGTAAAAGTTTTAGCTTCTTCTCCTTTTCCTTCTCCAGCTTCTGGATCACCTTCATTGCCTGCTGAATTTCCTTCTCCACCAGTACCAGTTCCTCCATCTACTTGAAGTAACCTTCTCATTCCTATTCTTTTTCTTAAATTACAACTTGTTATAAACATAACTTCCCTCCATTTATAGTCTGTAGACTGTTATTTCCTTACGCAGTTTTAAGCCTTAAGCAAGTTTTGGGCATAATAAAAAGCCTTAGTTTCCTAAGACTTAATTATTTTTTTCAATTTTATAATTTTCCCACTTCTTATAAGCATCTACATACATTTCTTTTTTATCTCCATTGTATGTGCACTCATAATACATTCCATCAAATAAAGTAGTACTAAGTAGTGCTTTATTATTTTGCAGTGTTTTACAACTCCATACCATAAATACATTGTCTGTTGTAATTTGCTTTTTATCTGTTTTATCTAAATGTCTATTGGTATAATCACATACCTCTTGTTTGCACCATTCTAAAAATTCTTTTTCATTCATTACTTATTTACCTCCAATTCTATATTTTCTATTTCAGCTCTTTCTTTTAAATATTGAGCATACATTTCCATTGCTTTTAATTGACCATTCAATAAATAATAACTACAAAATGGTTTAAA